GAAGTTTAAGAGTTCGTTTTGAGCATCTACATACGCTTGAGTTCCCTCTTTGTATTGATTACGCTTATTGATTAATCTTTCTTCTTCGAGTCTTGCTTCCTCATCAAATACAATCTTTAATTGAGTCAATCTCGCAATATCGTTTTGAATTTGTTCAGCACCGAATTGTTTTTCTTTTATTGCTCTCTCGGTTCTTCCATCAATGATAGATTGGTTTAACTCTAACTGCTCACGATTCAAAGCAAGGTCATTTGCTAATTGTTCTGACCTAAATCCTTCAATTTGTGCAAGTACCGCTTCTCTCTCTTGGGTAGCCTCTAAAAGTGCAATGTAATTGGCTTGGTTTTGGTTCTTGTTGTATTGTGCTTGAGCAGAAGCAATCTGAGCGTTTACTTGTCTAAGCATCGCTGCCTCTTGTTCATCGAGTACCGCTTTTAAGTCGTTATTAGCCTTTATTCTTTCATCAATGGTGTTTCTCTCATCATCTCTTACTTGGCGAAGTTTCTCCGCTTGTCTGTCATATTGCTCAACTAAACCTTGTTGAAGAACTCTTGCAATCTCAGCTTGTTTGTTTAACTCAACCGTGTTCTTAGCAGCGTTCCAAGTATTAGAAGCATAATCAGCAATAGAACTCGCAGCGTTAGAGACCACATCTGATACTTTATCAAACGAGTCATCTACACCAGTAACAACATCCACAAGTTCCTTACCTGCTTCTTTAAAATCCTCTACCGCACCTACGAAGTCAAAACTAAACACTTTCTGAATAGCACTACCAAGCAATCCTGCGGCTTCAATGGCACTATTAAAGCGTTCTATAAGATTATCTTGTATTGCCTGACCTAAGTTCTTTAAAGACTCTACTGGGTCGCTAAATATCTGTTTGAAATAACCCGTGATAGTTCCAATGTTCCTATCTAAGAAGTTAAAGAAATCGTTAAACGCTAACGATAAAGCCTCGAAGGTTGTGTTGAAGAAATCCGCTACCTTTTGGTTCTCTTCAAATACCTCTTTAAGTTTAGCAAACGCAGCCAACAAAAGACCAATACCAATAGCTTTTATAGCAGTTCCAATCTTCTTAATACCATTCGCAGCAGAACCAGATGACTTCTCAATGTTCTTAATACTTGTAGCGGTATCTTTGTTTTGCTTCTTTACTTGGTCATTCAGCTTTTTGTTCTCTTCTTCAATCTTAGAAAACTCTTTCTGAAATTCATCAAGATTCTTTACCGCCTCTTGGTATTTTACTTCTATATCTACAACTACCTTTTTTGCCATCTTACTTCTTTTTTAAATACATTGAATGTGTCTCTTAGTGTCTCTGGTAGGTAATACTTACCCTTTGCTATTTGTATGGTTTCTGTTTCTCCTTTAGCGTATGGGAGCAGTTCTAAGATGTTCTTTATCATACTATATTGATTAATTCGATTTCGCTTTTACCACTTGTTAAATCAGTCGTGATTGAGTTTATCTTATACGCTCTATCTCCTATTATAAATGTGTCTTCGGGTTTATATTGGGTTAGAATCTTAATCGGTAAATAAGCGGTAACTTTTAGAATCCTTGTCTGAGCATTAAACACTGACTCAATGTAATTAGCATAATACTCTTGAAATAAAGTATCTTCATAAATAACACCTTCATATTCGTTTAACTCCGCTTTAAAGTTTATGTTAGAAGAATCTGTAGCCACTACCTTATCAACTGAATTACTTGGAATAAAGTAAGTGGTTATGACATCCCTTGTAGAGCCATTAAAGATGTATATATTATTCCCCGAACTTGATACTGGATAAAACACTAATGGTAGACCTATGTATGGGCTTCCTGAGCCATCTGTGTTTATTTTATCAACCATCCAACCCCATTGAATCGTGGTTAATCCGCTTCCTATTTGATTTCTCATACGCTCATACTTCATATGCTCAAAAGGAATACTTACGCTATATGTCTCTCCATCGTACTTAGCATCTAAGGCATATTGCTCTGTTGCCCAATCAAGATTGAATTGTTCTTTATGATTTTGAGCAAGTAAAGTACCTAATCCTTCGTATTTAAAATCAATCTGTTTAAATAGCGTAGAAGGCACGACTGATGACTGAGTCATATCTACATACTCTGTTATGTCAAAAGGATTTCCAGATGCATAGAAAACGCTTAGAGGCTTAACAACTATAACACCGTTGCTTTCGTAAGCAGTAAGGTTAAACATCTTAAATACCGCAGTCAAGAAGTCTATAATCTTCATCTTTGGTATGTTGTCTGATATAACCGTAAAAGAAGATGCACTCAATGAAATATCTGTCTCTAAAGACCAATCGTTAGTTTCTACCGAAGAACCATTCTCATATCTTGTTGCTCTGTAATAGGTGTGAGTTACGGGAGCAGTTGCACTTGATATTAAAGTAAAGCTATTATCAGGCATTATTTCAAACTCCTGATAGCAATCAACAAGAATATCTGGAAGAAGTATTGTATAAGAAGTAAACCCAGTAAGAGTACCAGTCTCAAAGTTTACAGAGCCATTTATCTTAGAACGAACTTTAAAAGATGCTGAGGTACTATCTACTACTACAAAGAGTCTATTCTTATACGCTATATTATCTATACCTCCTGTGTTCGTATAGTCAAATCTTGACCCTCCATTCTCTACAGTTATGTACTCAAAATCATCGAAATCTTCAAATCCTTCTATCGCTACATTTTGATTCTGAGGTGTAGTAATTGCACCTTTCTCTCTATGTAACCACATATAAAGATTGTAGTAATTAGTTTCAGATGAATCAAAGAAGTCATCAGAGAATGTTATTCCGTATTTCTCTTGAATAGCTAATACCAAACAATGTAACTTGATAGCGTATTTTAAAGATGTCCAAGTTCCTCCATAACCAGAACTCGCTAAGTTACCTTGAGCAATCCCAAATGATGAGTTATAAAACCATTTCTCTTGTGCGGATATAAGTGGACAAATAATAGCATCCGTAATCCCATTCTTATCAATACCACTTGATAAAGCAGTTTCAATAGTGGTAGGGTTATAGGCAATATCGTAAGCACTTAAGTCTAAAGAGTCTAATTGGTCTTCTCCAACCAAGTCTTTAAGCGTAACTGTGTTTCCAAAGAATGTTACTTTATAAGCGAATGGTGCGTTGTCTTTTAAATCTACACTTTCGAGTTTTATCTTACCCTCTCTAAATGTTTGGTGGTTTATCTCGATTATTGCGTTTACCTTGAATCTTGCATCGAACCCACCTACAACATCAGGGTTATAATAGTGCTTGAATATCTTGTTGTTTGTAGTCGAAGCAGGTAAGTTAAACGATTGAGAATAGTCCGTGAACACCTTAGCAATGTCCTTAACATTCTGAATAGTTGAAGTTATCTGAATGGTCTCATCTTGAAACAAGTCCACTCTCTGTCCTTCGATATATAACTGAACCTCTTGCTTCATTATCGGATGTTGTTAATCTTATCGTATGCGTACTCGAAATCTAAAGTGTAATCAACCAACTTATCATTTACACTTGTTTTGTAAGTCAAACTATTGCTAACTACATTAAGTGGAAGCACTAACTCCTCATCGGTTAGCTTAGTCATCCAAACTTGCTCCGATAACAGAAGTTGTCTAATCACTTCGTTATATTCCTCAGAGATATAACCAGTATTCATAGTGATTCTCTCTTTTCCGTTTTTACTTAGTATCGTGTTTTGATGATTGCTTATACCATAACTAAGAGTCGATAAGTCCATAGTAGAACGCTTATACGAATCTTGTGTTGTTGTGATAGACTCTACTGATTTCTTAAAGAAGTACATATCTTGTAATGCTCCAAACTTATTCAAGAAGGTAACCTTATACGGAGTGTATTTAGGCTCACATACAGAAATGATTTTAACGATGTCTACACCACTATCAGTAGCCACCCATAGTTCATCTACCAACCCTATATCTAAAGTGTCTAAGAACGCTTTTAAACAAGCTGTATCCTCAAGTACACCGCCAGTAGACAAAACTCTTTCTTTAAAGTTATCCGAATTATCATTTCCACTAACACTCACATAGTCAATCTGAGCATTTGAATTAGTAGAACTTGAAATAGTTTGAGAACGCTTAACCTCTCCGTTGTAGAAATAAGTTACCGAATTGGTAATATCCGTATCTACTGGTACTCTAACATTATTGTCATCAAGTCTGTAAATAATTCTATTGGACATTAAAAGACCCTCGTTTAGTTGAGGATTGACTCCATCTTCAAAGTATCCGTACCCCGAGTAAGCGATGTAATCGTTATTATTGCTTGATGTTCCAGAAGTGAGCGTTAAAATAGTGTCTAATTCCACCCATACTGCCTGACTCGTGTAAGTGCCATCAAATGAAGTATCAAGATAATCCTTTACAAACTCTGATATTTCAAACACCACATAAGTGTCCGCACCTTTAGGGTACTTTACTAAAGTGTATTGTGGGGATGCTGGTTTGTCAGTTGAAAAAACACCTTCGTATATATATAGGCTTAAAGTAGCGTACGATAAATTAACATCGCTATACTTTCTATAAAACGGGCTTCGAACATTTATTTTTGTACTCATCTTGTAAAGTCTAAAAAGTCATCTATATCTAATGCAAATCTTTCTGTAATATCTTCGGGTAATCTTAAAAACGCTTTCTCAAAAGGCTTAGTAAAAAATAAAGAAGGCTTTATACCTTTCTCGTAAACACTCTTTTGTAAAATGAATCCTATCGTTCTATAATTACCTTTCTTAAACTTTCCTTTCTCATCTCTTAGTCTAATCCCTCTTGCCTTTGCCCAATCCGCTAATGGTTGCATTGGAGGCTTCTTATTCGAGTATGAGTATATTGTGTTGTATTTCTTTTTCGTACCACTTACCCCCTTGTCCTGAAACTCTCCATAATCAGCCATATAAAACTCTAAGCTGAACGAATTAGGACTAACATTCAAATCATATCCCAAAGAGTTATAAAGGTCAGCAGATACATTCTTTCTCCCCTTAGTTAAGTTTGTCCTCGATTGCTGAATGACATACTTAGCAAAGCGGTTAAGTTCATCTTGCGTTCTCTTGAAATCAGCAGACATTAATATCGTTTTGAATCATTACATCGAATGTTGCAGTCCATCCAGCTAACTCGTTCTCGAACCTATCCTTAAAAGGCTCTAAGGTTACATCTCCTACCACTTGATAAAGGTCTCGGTATAATGTTCCGATTCTTAGTCTTTGAATCAACTTATTAAGAACTGCGAGTTGCGTATTGAACACATCTTGCTCGTTATTGTTGCCCACGAATCTATCTACGGTTTCCTCTTTGCTTTGGTCTACAATATCCATCGATAAGATACTGATGTTAAACGATAGTGTATTTTCTCCGCTTGTAACTGAGTTTACTATCAAATGAGAAAGTGGAAATATACTTTGCTTGTATAAATCCACCTCAGTAATGTCTCCGAATGTTACTGTGTTTACATCCTCATCGTTTAGGAGTTGTTCCTTAATCAAATCGGTGAGTAAATAAAATCCTCTTATTCCCGTGTTCATATCTTACTTTTAATTTGTCTTGCTTCTATATCGTTCTTCTCTTTCAAAAATGACAACATCATAAAACACTCGTGAGCGGTTAGTTTAGTGATATTCTCAAATCTTGTAATATCCCCTTGAGCGAGTGAGTAAATTGATTGATACCAACCCCACTTTTGTCCGAACTGAGATACTGCACTAAGCGTGTCTCCTGAGACTCCTCCAAATAGTTCATCATAGCTTGAGATAAGTCCATCCCTAAATGGTAAAAAAAAAGCACCGAACTTATAACCGCATCCATTGGCATATCCTTCATTACATCACCATCACCAGCTTCGTAGTCTGCGATGTTGTATCTCTCTCCGTATTTATCTTTGATAGGTCTGTATAGAACTGCCATTGCTCTGTGCATATTCTCCCAATCACCTAAGTAGGTATCTAAGTCAATGTATTCACCAAGACTTATCTCATCTAAGTTTGGAATGAATCCGTACTCCACACCTTTCATCTTGAACTTACGAACTAAGGAAGGTTTAGAATCAAACATCTCTGACAAGATTACGGTGATAGCGTTTACATCACTCATCTTCATTTTCATCGTGTCTGTGAGTTTAATCCCACAAAAGATTTCAAGCATCTTGCTTTGTAGGAACTTCTCATCAGTTTCATTATCTTGTATCTTGACATACCTCTGATATTGGTCAAGAGTAATCTCAGATAATTCGCTTGGTATAATAACTTCAATCTTCATAACTATATAACGATATTTTAGACCTATTTTAAAACAAAAAAGGGACAACATCTCTGCTATCCCCTCTCTGACTAAAAATTAACCTTAACTAAATTGATTGTATTGCTGAACCTAATAACATAAATCCTATCATTACTATCATCCCTACTGCGTAAAAACTAAGCAAGTAAAAGATGTTCATTGGGTCTCTTTGTAAAAACTTTTTCATATCTGTCTTGTTTATTGATACAAATATACTAATCATTTTTAATCTACCAAACTTTTTTTATCTGATTGCGTATGTTCCGTAATTTGGTTTGCTTAGTACATTGTAAGTCGCATACCTAAACGCATCTATTAAGTGGTCGTTTCCATCTTGTGGAATGTTGGTTAGTTTACCACTTCTGTCTTCTATCCATTTGTAGTTTCTCATCTCTTGGACAAAGTTATCCCCTATGACATTTAGCTTATGTCTTTTGAGTACATCGATTCCTGCGTGAACAGAGTTAGCACCTTTCTTAGTTGGTCTGATAGGTATTCCCATTCTTCTGAGTTCTTCTATGATTTCAGGTCTCGCTGAGTCCGCATAGATTATACCTTTCAACTCTACTTCTTTAAGATACTTCGCTATATCATAACCAGTCATCCCAGTTCTATATAACATCTCTTTTGCGTATAGACTATTCTCTTTACGATACACCTCAACATAAGTAGTAGGGTCGTTATATCCGAAGTCTAATCCAGCAGATAAGAACTCCGCATCCTCTGGAACTTCTGATTCTTGGAACTGAAAGATAGTTGCTTTAGATATTCCCCTTTGACCAAGTCCGTAAATCTGCCAATAAGTCTCATCGGTTTCTTTAAGTCTTTCTATCTCTTCTACGATAGCCGAATCTAAGAATGGATTGTCTTTATAGGTGGTGATATAAAAGTCGCAGTCTTCTCTTGTTTGAACCTTGTCATATATCCAAGAGTATTCATCCGATGGGTTAAAGTCTAAGATGATTCTACCCGATGTTCTAAATACTAATTGTTGCCAATCCTCGTATGTTAGTTCGTTAGCTTCGTTAATGAATAGCAAATCTCTTTTCCTACCTCTGATTTTCTGAGGTTGGTCTAACGATATAAACTCGATGAGGTTGTCGTTTAAGATGTACTCGTTAGCACTCTTAGAATGGTTGTCTTCTGAGTAGAGTTCATACTTCCTTAGAATATCAAAGAAATCCCTCATAACAGTTGCACGAACCGATGGGAATGTCTTTCTAACTATTGTGATGGTTTCTCCAGTATGGTTAATTGAGTACCTGAAGATAATCCACATTAATATGTTGTAGGTCTTTCCAGAACGAGTACCACCTTGCTCGGCAATAATCTTCTTATCAGATATATCTAAATGCTCAAAGACAACATTAGTCTTTAGTCTCATTCTTTATAATTTCGATTTCAAATAACTTCTTTCCTTCTGAACCAGTTATCTCTTGTCTTTCTACATATCCTCGTTTCTTACCTTTTGTCTTTAGGTAGAATATGAGTTCAGGTGTTGCTCCCTTGTTAATGTTCTCCATTAGTTTAGATTCCGCTAAGTCAAGCAAAGCCTCCTCACACGCTACTACCTCTTGTCTGAAATCATCATCATCTTCTTTCCAATTATAGAAAGTCTGTCTGCTTATGTTCGCAGCCTCACAACTCTTTGAGATATTGCAGTTGTTTAACTTAAATGCTTTGAGAAATGTATCTTTATCTTTCATTATTTAGAATGTTTCTTTTTTAGTGTCTGTCTGTCAAAATTGTAAATCAAAAAAAAGGTAGAGAACGATTAAACTCTACCCTTCGGCTAAATACTTAGGCAAGTAAATAAAGAACATCATCGTTTTTATATATAACGCTAAAAATCACTACTTTTCAACATAACTCAGTTTAAGTTTGTTTGTTATCTTTCCTTTGAGTTGTCCTTGTATTGTATTTCTGTGTATGTTTAAATCCTTTGTAGCTTCTCCGATAGATTTATATGTCTTATTGTTTATAGCACAATATATCTTCTTAGATGCGAATTGGTTTTTGTTTCTTTGGTTTACATAAGATAGTCCGTATCTATTAAATCTTAGTCCTCTAATCATTTCTGATGCTAAGTTTCTATTTATACCTATGCTATCTGCTGCTTCCTTTAGTGATTGGTAAGTCTCTCCATTTGATTCACACTTTACTGGTCTTGCCGCTGAAGGTCTTTTAAGTGCTTCGTATCTTAGTGGGTAGTCTGAGAAATCATTTCTTAGTTGATGAATCATTTGCTTTGCGTATTCTATATGAGTTTCTGATAGAGCGTTCTCTAATACATTCTCGTAGTAGTAAATCATATCAATTCTCTGTTGTGTAGTCATATCTTAGAAGATTGTTAATTGTTGTTTGTGTTGTTCTAATCGTTTCATAGCAGCTTCGTAATAGTCCTTATCGAGTTCACAAGCGGTTAATTCGAACCCCAGATTGTGACAAGCTATTGCTATACTTCCTGAACCTAAATGCGTGTCGAGTATCTTACCTCCTTCTTTAGCGTAGTTCATAAGTAGCCACTCGTATAACTTTACAGGTTTTTGTGTTGGGTGTATTTTGCCACCATTATTTTTTGCATCAAACAAAGCAGTACCTCTTGGCATTTCAAAAATTCGTAATGCTTTATTAAAAGAAGTCCAAGCTAATTCTCCATCAGCAAAACTAAAGTTTCTTTGTCCTTTATCCCATAAAATCCAACACATACTTGGCGGTAAAAATTCAGTCATATAATTACCACCCCAAACTATTTGTTCTTTGCTTACTCTAAATAATTCATTAAAATAATTTTCATCAGGTATATTACTATCCCATTCACTTAATTTATATTCAGCAAAACCATTTGACTTGCAATTAACTCCATTTTTGTGTGCGTTTTTATCAGCATCAATACCATAAGGTGGGTCTACTATCGCTAAGTCAAAATACTTATCAGGGTATCTTGCCATCAGTTGCATATTATCCTCGTTCGTTATTGTCATCTTGTAGTGTATTTGTAGTTATCCAATATCCTCCTGATTCGTAGAAGGTCTCTAAAGCGATTCTAAGCGTTTCTGTGGTCATATCTTAGCCTCTTTGATGTATTCGTACATTTGATTTAATTTCTCCTCTGTAATGTCGTTTAATGAGTTTTTGATGTATTGTATCTTAAATGATGTTTTCTTGTCGTAACTATTTAAAACCATTTCCGTTAGTTGTCTTAGGTCTGGAGAGAATCTTAGATAGTCGTTAAAGTTCTTCTCAGCGTGTAAGAGTGTAGCGTGATGGATTGAGTATCCTTTCTCGGCAAATACTCTTTGGATGTCTATTAATCGCATCTTGTGATAATCTCTTAGGATGTGAATGAATAACGCTCTTGCTTCTATTACTCCTCTGAGTCTTGTCTTATCGAATAAGTTTACTCCGAAGTTATTCTCTATTGTATTTATTAGTTCTCGTGTCTTAGTTGTCATACATTTTTTTTATTATTTCATAATGCTCAATATCGTAGCTTTTCTTAAATCGAAGATATGCATAATAATGATTCGGGTCTATCTGATATAATCCCTCAGTAGAAAAATGGCAAGACCTACATAATAAGTGTAGATTATCAATCGATTCATCGCCTCCGTATATGTGAGCGACCAAGTGAGACCTTTCTATTCCATTTGTTCTTCCACAAGCAAAACAAGAAATTTCATTATAATCATATATATAGTTTGGTTTGTCTTTTAAAATTTTATCAAACCAATACTCCCATATTTTCTGTTTGCTTGGCATTTGTTCTCTCATAATATCCCTTCAATATAGTATTGGTCTGTATCAATTCCTTGCAAAAAGAATAAGTCGTAAATCTCAATCGCTTCTTCTACCTTTCTCTCTCCATCGTAGTAGAACTCTTCTGAGCAATGATATATCGCAATGTCTAAACTACTCTTATCAAGTGCTATGAAAGTAAAGTCCTTGTAACTTATGTTAAATAAATTGCAGTATAAAAAGCATTGTACATCATATCCGTATTTCTTAGCAGAGTACGGGAATGCTTTGATGTCTGTTGTTGTTTTTAAATCTACTACTCGATTCTCGCCAAGCACATCCGCCTTACCTCTAAAAGGCAGTCCAAACACTTCTCCTATCTCTGGAACTTCAAACTCGCAGTTAGTAATGTACTGGAGTGCTTTCTCGTTTCTAAAGAACGCATCTGCTAATCTCTCAGCATCTCTCTTTTCGGATTTAGTAAACACCTTACCGAACTCAAGTTTCGCTTCCTTATAAGCCTTCGTGTTCTTAGATTCTACATCGATAAACTTCTGAGCGTTGAATACATCTGGTTCTAAGATTGCGGTATGGAATAACCATCCATCTCTTAGTGCTTGTGATTCTGCGTTTCCGTATTGTGATACATACTTATAAGTCTTTGGTGAACTTAGTAAGAGTTTAAGAGAAGAACTCGAAAGTGCTGCCTTAGATAAGTACCCATAGTAGAACTCATCATTCTGCATTTCTTTTAACAAGTCTTCCTTGTTCCATTGTTTGCCATCAAGAAGCGTTATTGATTTCATCTATTCTTTTTATTAGTTGTTTTAAAAGTTTTAAGTTGTGTACGACTCCTGCTCCGTGTGGGAACTGATAAACTATATACCATCTGTTTGGGTCATCATTGTCGCAAGATAATAAATCTCCTCGTTCATAGTTATAATAATGTCCGTATTCTATTTTTTCGAATCCAAGTTCGATAAGGTCATTCTCGTTTATACCCATAGCCTTGCATATGATATTTCCTTTCTTCTTCTACTGGGTCTCTTCTATTATCTACTTTGTAACCAGTTATAGGATTGATTCCTTGATTCCACCAATCTCTTTCTTCCATAGTCTATTAAGTTTATCACCACTAAGATTAATACAAGCGGTGTATGAGTGATTGTAATGAAGGCTAAAAATACATTATTTAAAATCGCTTTCATAATTTTGGTGAATTAATTCACTGAATATATCGTTATTTGGTGAATCTATATGTTTCTAATGATTAGGTTTAAACAAAACGCTATGATACACACTACACCAACAAGCGTAACAATCTCTGCAAAGAACTCTACCTTATTCATAAGTTCTTCGTACTCTTTCTTGTAATCTGGTTCTAAATCATTCATCGTCTATATCTGCGTTAAAACATTCTGTTGAACAATATCCTTCTCTACTCATTGGCGCGTCACACATCTTGCAAGTGTGTTCTACTTCGTTTTCGGGGTCATCTATCCATCCCCATTCTTGTACACTCATAGTCCTAATTTGTCTTTTAGTTTATATTTGTTTAATTCATCCTCAAGTTCTTTGATTCGAATCTCAGCCCGTTCCGCTCTCTCAAGCATTCTGTGAGAACTCGCCATTGATTCACTTAACAACCTATCAAAAGAATATCTTTCTAAATGAAGAGAAGATAAGTATGCACTAAGTCTCAAAACAGTATCAGCCATTTCTTTGATGTCTTCATTCTCCGATTGGCTTCTCCATTTCTTAGCAAGACCAAGCAACATCAGAATATCTGAATCACTCTGGAGTTTTAATAAGTTGCGTTGTACCGTATTCATATTTCAAATGTAATTAACATTTTCGAATAAACAAAAAAAAGAGGAACTTTTGTTCCCCTCTTAATTACTTGTCTCTCCAAGTTGTGTAACACACCGCAAGTCTTTGGTCTTCTCTTGGATACTCCCCTATCATCTTAGGGTTTGCCATACATCTTGAGATAAACTCTTGCTGAGTGTCTGTCGGTAGTGGTTTGATTAGTGGCATATTTATGGGTTTAAAGTTTTCTCTAATTCTTCATCTCTTAGTTCTCGTACATACGCAATCTCTCTTTGTATATAGTCCAAAGCCTTGTTTAAGTCTTGGAGTTCATCATCCTTTCTTCCTGCTCTGATAACATACTTTAATACATTACCTCGATTGAAATTAAGTTTGTAGTCTGAGATTATGTCAATCAAGTCATACTCTCCAGTAGCTTCGTAGTGTAAGGCATTACCTCGCATAGTTTATTTTTTGAATTAGTAAATGATTTATATGTGATTCATTGCATCTAACAACTTTATCTTTTCCTCCGAACTTTTCTCTGGTGTAGTACTTTAAGTAGTCATTCCTATCGGTTGTGTTCTCTGATGTGTTTTCGATAACCCATTTCAGTAAGTCGATTCTCTTATAGATGTAGTATGCGTTTACATCAACCAAATCAAACACAATCCACTTAGCCTCTCCACATAACCAACCTTTTCCACCAAAGACATTCTGAACCTCAAGCCAAATGTCATAACTCTTTTTATTCCCCTTAATATCTACACCATCTCCGTTCACAAAGAAATCAATGTGCTTATACATATCTTCTTCATCGGTAGCTTCTAATACTACATTCCCTCTACTTATCATTAAGTCCATAAACTCTCGCTCGGTTTTATTCCCCTTGCTTAGAGTCTCCTCATACCTATTATCACTTATGTGAGCGTATGTGTTTCTTCGACTCATTGATTAAGGTTTATAATTGTAGCTTGTGATTCTTGTAAAAGATAGACTTCTTTGTCCATTCGTTTCTTAGTCCATATCGTAGTGTCAGGGCAGTACAACTCATCTGTTTCAGGCATCTTAATCTCGTTCAGCCAAAACAAATAGTTCCCTTTAGGGTCATTCACAAAGTAGAACTTCAATACATCCTCTGGTAGTGCCATAAGTCTATCGTATTTTGCTTTCTCAAGCATCTTGGTCTCGTAGTATTTCTTTCTGAACTTCATCTCTATAACACAATCAATTCCTTTTGGGGTTTTTCCTTTTGCATCATAGAACTCATATTGACCACCACACCACTCTAATTCCCATCCATCAAGGTTTAAGATTAAAACTGTTGTTTGTTCCCACTTATGTACTTTATTCAAATCCATTCTGAAAAATTAGGTTGAGGTCTTCAATCCACCTCTTGATTTCTTTTTTGTTACACCCACAAGGTCTATGGTATTTGTGGTTAAAATACTTAGCGTGAAACTCTGCTATAATAGCTAATTGATTAGGTTCGATTCTTACTAAGTTTATACCAGCATTCGACCAAGTATCCCAATCTTTCTCTGTCATTTTAATTGTCATCCCCACAATTACAAGTTAAAGAGTTCAACCATAATTCTCTCTCGTAGCATCCGCAAGATTCGTAACCAAGTTTCCTTGCTACCCAAAATGCAACCTCATACGCATTACCAAAAGTTACCAGTTCGGTTATTGCGTGAACCATCGTTCCAAGTTTAATATAACATCCTATTTTCATAATTGTGATTTTAAGAACTTCTTTACCTTATTGAAAGTATTATAAAGGGAGTAGTAAGATATTTTAGTTTTCCTTGATAGTTCGCTTATACTTAAACCATCATCTATAATCTCATATACCTTTTTATCGTACCAATACAACTGGTCAAAAGCATCTAATACATCTTGATACTTCTCCTCGTAGTTAGTCAAATCTTGCTCGGTAGAAATCTCACTTACACTATCTAAATTAACAATAGTGGTTTTAGCCTCCTTGCGTTTCAAATCCAAGAACATAGTGGATAAGACCTTAAACACATAAAAGTAGTTAATGTCATCCTTGTACATCAAATCCGTTCCTGAAGATGCAAGTCTATCAATCTTGATATACATCTCCATTACTAAATCTTCTGCGGTGTCTCGATTACATCCAAACGATACGACTATGTCTATCCAGTTCTTATGTCTTTTGAATGCAAGTTCGAGGATGCTCATTCTCTCCAGATTGTAATATGTAGTCCGAAAAATAAAAACATAAGAGTTATCTGAGAATAGAACTCCTCTTCTTCAACATCCTCTTCCCTATCAGGTTCAAGGTTTGGGTCATAGTACAGTCCTCCTATTGCTAATCCGTGCAATGGTATCAACTGAAAATTTACATTCAAATCATTAAAACTAAAAATCATACTTTCTCTTTTATTTTGTGTAATATGTTTTCCCCTTCGATTGAGAATCCCACATTGTTAGGAACTGACCTCATTCGTATTGGGTGGTCTAAACTTGTTGGTCTTCCACCAGTATCCACATCTTTCACTTTTCTAATGTGTATCATAGAGAACATCCAATCAGTAGCGTGTTGAATATAACGATGTATCACAAGGAAGTCATCTGCTCTATTCACAAACTTACCTCCTCCTTCTACATCACTTGCCATCGGTGGAACTGGATGTCCTGCGTATTCGTGTTTATCATTATGTGCCTTTCTAAGAGCATCCGTTGAAGCGTGGGTGTTTAACCATATACTTACTTTTCGTGTCTTACAAAAGATTCGCATCTCAGTAGTTGCTTGATAGTCGTATTCGTGTCCACCTACACCTTTTAAGATGTCTTTGTCCTTTACGAGCGAGTTGTATGGGTCAATCAAGAACCCATCATAATTCCAAGCATCTTTAATCTGCCCTGCTAAATCTAAAAGTTTTCTATAAGTATATAACTCATTTGCATCGATAATTTTAAAGTGGTCATCTAACCAAGATAATCTTTCGAGCATTGTATCCTCTGAGATTTTATTGATAGGCAACCCCTCTAAATACTCAACCATCTTTCTAAGAATGGAGTATGCTTCATTTTCACTTGAGAACACCAACCATCTTAAATCGTGTCTCTTTGAGTAAGCCAACATCATATAAAGAATCACCGTAGTCTTTCCGACATTAGCGTGTCCTAATATAACATTGAAGTTACTTGGTTTAAATCTAAAGTGTTCATCAATATCAGGAATACCAAGTCCAAGTCCTTCTTTGAACTCTCCTTTCCTAATAGCGTTTAGTTTTGATATTTGGTCTTTTACTTTGATAATCATCTGTCAAATAATAAAGGGGGCAAAAGCCCCCAGTTAGTTAAAATGGTAAATCATCATTCGCTCTGTCAGGCGAGTGTTGAGATGTTGTTACCTCTTTGTTTGGTTTCCAAGTAGAATAACCCACATAGAATCCTCCCTTTTTGGATTTAAGAACATCCATATTTAACCATCCATTGTTTTCTTTTATGAGTCCCTCTTTATCTCTTAGGAACTGAGCGAAGTCAGATACCTTGATTGATAATTTAGTTACTACGAAATCCTGAGGTGCTTCTTTTGCAAATACACCATTTACTAATTCACTTGCCATTATTTCATTAAGTCTTTTAAGTTGTTTTTATCTACTCCTTCTTTGTTTAATTTAATCCCCAATGATTGGAGAACTCTTTTAATATCTTCAATGGAATTAATCTTATCCCAGTCGAACTCGTGTGAATGATTATCCATTGTGTACGAATGTAATAAATTGTCTCGCAGTTTGTAAAACATCATCAATGCTTGTTTGGTATCCAGCGTGATAGTCTACCGCAGCTTTTAACATTGATTGTCTAATGATGTAGGTTTGTACATCTTCCTTTTGTTGAGGTGCTGGTGTGAATGTTTGCTCTTCACGAACTAACTTTCCAGTTCCGTACTTCTCATTCTTCTCATAGGTAATGTCTTGACCTACACTTCTCTTAAACTCTCCTTTAGCTAAGAACTGAAGCGACTCTCCGTTCGCCATAGTTACTTGATACTTTTGGAAAGTGTTTTGTCCGTTGCTCCACACACCTTTAGGCTCTATGTGTGTAATTTTACTTGTTAAATTCATCTCTTTGGTTTTGATTAAAAATTTCGATTTGTGCGTTTAGTAAGTCTATTAACTCCTCTCTGTATTTGAGTGTCGTTTCGAGTTCTTCAATCCTTCTCTGAAGGGCATCTACTCGTGCGTTTAGATAATCAACCTTGAATTCCATAGTTTCTCAGGGCTTCAAGTTGTACCTTAACGAGTGCAAGTTCTCTTTCGTGGTAGTCTTCGCTCCACTCCAGTTGTTTGATTTTTTCTTTGATTAAGTCTTCCATTTGTCTATTAATTGGTTTAACAATATCCAAATATATAAAACTTTTTTATATCAACAACATATGTGCAAAAAAAAAGAGATGCTTTTTCAAACACCTCCTTTTCCAAGACAGAATAGATAGACAAATATCAACTCCTCAAATATAAGTATATATGTCGAATTATGTTTTTAATCGCATTAGTTTTTGCTTATATAACTCAATCATTTCCCTTAGTTCGTAATCAGAAAACTTTACCACCTCTCTGGAGCGTTGTAGTAATTCATCAGCCTTTCCTTCTCCGTATGTTTTATCTATCCACTTAGCAAATAAGTATTGTTGTCCATACTGCATTACATTACATCCATAACATTGTGGAGCAACATTCTCTTCATCCCATCTTGTAGCGTAGTGCTTACGAGATATAAAGTGTCCGTTTTGAATCTTAGATATGTCGTAAACCCTTCCACAAGTAACACACTCAACATTCCCGTTCTTAGAATACTTTGTTCTAATGTACTTAGAGAAGATTGTATCAAGATTCGTTACAAGTGTGCTTCGTTTAGCTTTTCGCATCGTATCTTGGTTCTCGTGGATTATCTTGGTGTTGTAAAAACATTTCCCCTATGTATGGGTCTACTTCTTTAATCGCTCTAAAGATAACCCTTGAGTTCTTCTTAGCTTCTTCTCGTTCGGATTTAGTAGAATCACTTCCAAGTTCGGTGTACATAAAAGCGTTTATCTCTAAAAGTTTGTCTACCCTATCTTTGATTGATAAGTTAAAGTCTCTTGCTACATTGAAAACATATTCTTTAAAATCTTGCTCCATAATTTTTTTATTGGTTACACACAAATATATAAAAAGTTTTCTTATGTTTGTATCCCCAAGATGATGGAAGACTTCAGTAACCTAATAAAGATGGAAGACTGTTGGAACAGATAATTGGAAAATTTCTTTTTCTTAGGGGCTTTTTCTTTCTTTTCTTTTTATTTTCTTTAACTTCTTTTGTTTTTCTTTTCTTTCTTTTAAAACAAACTAAACTTACTTAGAATAGTTCTTAATAATACAAAGAACACTACAACAAAGAAAATAGGATATAACGCTTTATAATCAAAAGACTTTTCCTTCTCAAACAACTTCTCTTTAGTTTTCTCTACCACAACTGAATCTTTAACGATTTCTTTAAATTCGTTTAGATGCGTTCTAAGAGACTCTTTCTTCTTTCGTATAGTTACACTCTTAGCGTTAGAGAAAGTGCTTTCTACACCATTTAAAATAACCGATATAGGCTTTAAGGAGTCTTTTTGTTCTACTATGATTTCGTAAGTATCAGAATCGTACTTAATCGAATCTTGCTTAACCACTTTTGTAATGGTTGAGACTTCTGTTTTAATATCTTGGGAAACTTTTGTAGTACGCTTTTTGACCGAGCAAGAAACGAACAATAAACTACATAACAGTATAGACAGTCTTCCCATTTTTCTTAGATGCTTTTAAAACTCGTTTTCTATTCTCACTCTCACTAACATACGAGATATGTACCCAATCAGGATTTGAGTTATTACCAAACTCCCAAATGAGTTGGTCAAAGTCTAAATTCTCTCTAATCCAATCAAACATCTGTTTGTTACTTACACCTCCTAAAGTATCATCTATATCTATGGCTCTACCTTGAGTGTGTTGTGAACCTGAAGCACCTCCAATAGCTTTGTTTAACTTCTGAGACCTAAAGAATGAGTTAATAGCAATAGGAACTCCAAAGTGTTCTCTAAGTGGCTCAAATACCTTCTCAGCTAAAACTTGCATATTCTGTAACTGATACGCATCAGGCTCATTGTTGATTCCTTTACGAACCGCAGTCTGACTCTGTGTAGCCTCTTTGTAAGATATGTGTTTAGATACTTTCATAAATCGTTAAACAATGTAATTACAATGTGATTACAGACTCTTATCTTGGTTTTTCTTGATTAGTGCCTTGATACCGCTCTTTAAGTCATCAGGGGCTAAGAACAAAGCAAGTGAGATAAGCAACATACCAAAGAATATAGTAGCACCACCATCTTTCTCAAGCAAGTAGTAGAAGTTACCTATTAGTAGCATAAAGCCTAATATGGTAGTCGTTATTCCTTCTTTAAAGTTCTTTTCTAATCCGCTCATTTTACTATGTTTTTATCCTTGTGCAAAAAATGCACTTACCTATCTTTCTTTAGTTGGTCTAAGTCTTTTAGTATTCTTTCTCTGTGTAGCTTGTAGTCCAGTATCTCGTTCTCTAAGGTTCGGATGTCTGGAAACACATAGGTGTTTTGATTGTATCTTAGTGACTTTGTTTCATTCTCAAGGTCAGCTATCCTCTTCTCAAGTTTGGTATAAAGCAATACCGCTCCACCTACCACAATGACAATCTGAATAAGCCATTTGATGTTTATACTCAATGAAGAGTCATCACTTAGCTTTGGCAGATTCTCACCCATTCTTTATCTTTCTCTTAACGAAGTAAAACACCTCTTTGCCTATAAGACCGAATAGACCACCTATAAAACCAACTGCGGCAGCTTGTAATAAGCCCATTAACTCAATGGTAGTAGCAGCAGTTAAAATGTATCCACCTATGAAAGAAATCTTGTTGTCGATTGCCATTGTATTCTTATTAAGGTCTTAAGGGAGCCTAAGCTCCCGATTGACCGATTTTATTAAACTACTTCTTCAGGTAATGCGAAAGACCATCCTGCGAATGTGTGTACTCCACCTCCTGATGGAATAACCTCATTCTCTACCCATCCTTCAGGGAAAGCTACTTCGCTAACCTCAGCAGAGATTAACTCGCCTTCTTCGGAATATACCGCTTCAGATAAAATGTTGGTGATTTCTTTTACTACCCATAGTACATCTACGGAGTACTTGTCAGATACGATAGGAGCGACCAACTCGTTTCCTTCTTCATCGTATTCTCCTTGTACCTTTACGATATGACCAAGTTCTACGATAGTGTGTGAGTGAGTAGGTTGTTTTTCTTCGTTTAGACCAAGTCCTTCAATTAATGCTTGAGCATCTTCCTTAGAAGCAAAAGCGTATTTTTTAAATATATGTGACATAGTTATAAAGATGTTAGTGCTGCTAATTCAGCGTTAGATAATCTTGTGTCGTATAGTTGGATTTTTGAAACACCACCAGATAATTCGTTGCTTCCGAGTATATCATTACCTACGGTTAATTTAATCAACTCTAAGTTAAAAGCTACACTTGCAGAAGTGTTTTGACCCACAAGAACTCCATCAACATAAAAAGTAAGGTCTGAATCGGCATATGCAATAGCATACTTATGATTCCCGTTAGTTAGGTTGGTTTTATTTACATCTCTAAGAGCCCCACTATTAGCTCTAATACGAGCAATAAAAGTTGTTCCGTTGATAATCGAAGCAACAAAGTTGACTGATGTGCCGCTGCTTATTGTCGATACGAGTCTAAAACCAGTAGATATACTCTCTACATTAAATTCACCATAAATAGTACCTTCAGTCTGTCCGATAATACCACTTGGAACTGTCTGAGAAGCGACCTCAGCAACCCTTGTAACAGAAGAACCACTTGTAGGAAT